TGGGGCTTGGCGTGGGACTTAGTCCCTTTTAGTTTCTGTGTTGATTGGGTTCTACCAATCGGTCCAGTACTATACGCCATGACTGCCCCTGCAGGTTTGCTCTTCGTGGATGGCTCGATAAGTTTTCGAAATTCCGAAACTAGGAAAATCGAATATACTATCGAGGCCGGTGCCTGGTCCTTCGCAACATTGAAGGCTCAGAGCCCCGCTGACGTTTCCATTTCCTATGAGGGATACAGCCGTAGTACCTTAGGTACTTGGCCCCTTCCTGGGTTATGGTTCGATCAGGATCCCTTTCGAGGTGATAGATCGCTTAAGGCTCTTGCCTTGGCGATTCTTGGTCTTTCGAAAGCTAGGTCTCCGATACGCTGAAATACTCAGCATCACTTCCTCAATAAAAAGGAAATAGCGCATGAGCGCACGTACCAACTTGGTCATCAATGACCGAGCCGCGACACCTGTAGCACACACTTTCTCCCCGGATGGCGATGACGCCAACGGGGTCCACCTCTTTTCGGAGAAGGTGGGCGTTCCAGCCGGTTATTCGCGGTATACCGCGAGTCTCCGGCAATCGAACGGAAAGTTCCGCGCACTGCTTAAGCTTGCTGTGCCGGTAACTCAGACTCAGACGATCAACGGCATTTCTGCTCCAGTGATCGTCCGTACCTCTTATGTTGAGGTGAGTCTCACTTTCGATGCTCTGTCGAGTGTTCAGGAGCGGGCTGACACCATCGGTTTGATGGTGAACAGTCTCGCAACTGCGCAAACGCAGATCAACGATATGGTTGTCAATCTCTCGGACATCTATTAGCCTTTGGGCTTTGACGTGTCCTTGAATTCCTTATAGGAATTTGATATGACGACGAGTAACCGAGCCAATTCTAATGGCAATCAACTTTTGGTTGTTGTTGTGTTGGCAATGTCGATGGCAATAGTCATCTTCATATATTCGTTTAGGGATCCAGAAAGGAACCACGAATGCACAAGCATCGTAAGAGCGGTAAACGGGGGGTCACAAAATGGCGGAATGCCAATTGTGATTTACCCGAATCAGCCTCTACCTACATCACGGGCCTCCTCGGAGAGCTCGGATGTGAGGGGAGCTTCGCCGTCGAATATCTTTCATCAGAATACTTAAGTAAGTACCATGATGAAGATGTCACACCTGCTGAAACGCGTAAAAGTAACGCGATCACAAAGTGGCAATCGACGGAAGAGCGGAATAAGGTTACAAACCTTATTCTTGAGCATCGTGATCCTGGCTATAACATTTTGCCTAGGATCGCTTACTCTTCCTTTCTGAGGTTTGCGCGCAGAATAATCTCCGATGTTCTTGGTCCCCTTAATGATTCAATTGTTTTGGGTTCCTACAGCGGAGGTGCGAGCACTAGTCGTCGGCGTCTTGCGAGCTCTCCAGCTCACAAGTTCTCCGGACAGGCTGATACTACGGTTGCAGCGAGTGCTTTCGTCGATATCATCTATCGCGAAGCGCCGTTGTTACGGCAATTCGGTACTTTCGATTATCTTCAAGATGTCGAAGGTTCAGTGTTGTTCACCGTTCCTAAGAAAACGGATATTGATCGCTGTGCTTGTAAAGAGCCAGATCTCAATATGTACCTCCAGAAAGGAGTCGGATCCCATATTAGGAAACGACTCCGGCGCTTTAACATAAATCTCAATGATCAGAGTATCAACCGTAGATTGGCGGCCATTGGAGCTTTGGATGATTCCTTAGCAACTTTGGACCTCTCGTCCGCGAGCGATACAATAACTATTGAGTGTGTTCGAGCTCTACTTCCCAATGAATGGTTCGCGTATCTTGACGATATTCGATCCCATTCTGTGTTGGTAGATGGAGAGTACCACCGGATGGAGATGTTCTCTAGTATGGGGAATGGTTTTACATTTGAGCTTGAGAGTTTAATCTTTTGGGCTCTATGTCGAACCACCCTGTACTTTGAGGGTATTTCCGGCGTCGTAAGTGTATATGGCGATGATATCATCTGCCCCTCTTTGGGTGCGGACATGATCTCTTGGGTTCTGCATGAATTTGGTTTTGCAGTAAACCCCGAGAAATCGTTCTCCTCAGGTCCCTTTCGGGAATCTTGTGGAGGCCATTACCATCATCATGAAGACGTAACCCCTTTCTATCTCAAACGGAAAGCGACAAAGTTGACTGATGTCATTCGCGTCGCTAATCAGTTACGCCGTTGGGCGTTGGCTGATCCGCTGAGGGAGTTTATGGTGCCATCCGCATATAATGTGTGGATCAAATTGGCATCATTCGTCCCCCGAGACCTTTGGGGTGGTTATGACTTGTCGGCGGATACGTCGTTGGTTTCTCCTGGTTTGCCTAACAAGCAATTAAAACGCTTGTCGCGGACTAGGCAGGAGCCCTCTGACGGATCCTACCTTCACTGGCATAATTCCAATTGGAAGCGCACTGATGGTCCTGATGAACCAAGTCAGGATCCTGAAGACACGACTTCGTTGTGTCGAAAGCAGGCAGTGCAGAAAGGTGCTCCATATCAGATCGACTATTTCTACCAAGAGATGGTTGATCAGTCTGGACCAGGGTAATACCCTGGGGG